TTGACGATCTGCTCATGACAGCCAGCTCACAAACAAAACGATGCCGATAATTACAAGCCCAGCAGCCGCGCATGTGAAGGCGAACGCTGCCGCCTCCCAATGCTGATCATTTCTCGCCATCTTGCACCTCAATTTTCTCACGCGCCTGTTTTTTTTCCCGCTCGAATTTCTCGCGGATAGCCTGCCGGATAAATCCTGAACGACCACCGCCAGCTTGCCGTTTTGTGGTTAGCGGGTCAGGTAACATCGCGAACTCTTCCGGCGTGAGCATGATGTGTATGGGGCATTTTACATTCACGAGCGATCCTAAAAAATAATTATTCGCGTAATACTACAATAACAACATTGCGCATTGCAACACCTAGAACAAATCAAAGTTTACCGGCGTGAGCTTCACCGGCGCAGCTTCAACCACCGCCGCCCGATGTCTGTAGTTATTCCTACCGCAAGCCGCGCATTGATCGTACACCAGCACCGTTTTGTAGTTTTCCGTGATCTTATGCTCTCGCGTTTCACCACCACAGCTACATTGCATAAGGCTCTCCAAGTAAGTGGGTGCTTACATACCTATCGTGATGTTAGTGACCACTAACAAAAAAAGAAAAAGTTAGTGAGTACTAACTAACCTGCAAAAGAAAAAATATATAAAATGCCCCTGAGTGAGCTTGAGGTGAATTCGGGCGAAAATACTCCAAACCATGTTATGCACACGGTTTGAGGTATCGCCACACGCTCAAGTCATAATCTCAGGGTATGCCCCCTCGGTCGCTCTCGGCTTTTTGGGCGGTCTAGCTCCTGCCAATCGGCTAGACTATCCGGCGTAACGCATTGGGCGCGTCCACAGTAATGCAGTGCCGGTATCCCCTTTTTATCGGGTCACTCCATACCTGCCGCCCCTACTCTGTGTGTCGTCTTGGGCATCTTCAGTTAGTGCAGACCGTTACCCGATACACTAACCTAGTCTCTTCTCTTGCAGCGCGGTGCTTGGATTACCGCCTTACTCTCTCTCGCTTTAATCTGCAACTCCAACAAAAAAGGCGCTATAAGGTGCAATCTTTCTAGCGGTTTGAGGTTTTACCCTCTCCCCAGATTGCACTTTAGAGCGCCTTTCGAGTCGGCTAGAATCGACAAAGCCAACTCTACACAGGTGTTTTGAGCTTGTCAACCACCCCCGCAAAAATAATTGCAGTGATGAATATCAATTTTTTGGGTACAGTCTATTGACAGCGACTATTGTTATAGTATCATGCACAAATCAACCGGAGGCGTTATGAAGATCGACAAAATACAAACCACAGGCACACAATCGCGCGTTAGCGTGGACACAAAAACAGTTGACGAATATGCCGAGGCACTGCAATCGGGAGCAACACTGCCACCCGTTACCGTATTCTTTGACGGCACAAATTACTGGCTGGCTGACGGATTCCACCGTCTCGCTGCACACCGCCGCTTGAACCGCCGAGAAATAGAGGTAGAACAACGCGATGGCACACAGCGTGACGCTATCCTGCACAGCGTAGGAGCCAATGCGAGCCACGGTCTGCGCCGTAGCAACGCAGACAAACGCCGCGCTGTAGAAATGCTGCTATCGGATCCAGAGTGGTCAAAGTGGAGTAGCGAGGCGATCGCAAAACAATGCCATGTTTCGCCGCACACTGTCGCCGCTATCCGCAAATCTATCTCTGCAAATGCAGAGATAGACGAGCCAGTAACTCGCAAAGTCGAACGCAACGGCACTGTGTATGAACAAAAAACCGCTAACATTGGACGCAGTGCACAGCCTGAGCCAGCGCCACAGCCAGCGCCGGCTAATGACGCGCCACCGTGGGACGATGCACCGCCACCGATGACCGAAATGGAAGCACTAGAGCAATCGCTGCGCGAGGTCACAGACAGCCTAGAGGACGCGCTGGCTGCGTTGGCTGATCTGAACAACCCGAACCAAAAAGAATACATGTCTGAGATTGGAAAGCTACGCGCCGAATTGCGTGCAGTTGAGACAACAAGGGACGCGCTGCAAAACGAAAACGCCGCGCTAAAACGACATATCCGGATGCTCGAAAAGAAATTAAAATAATCAATTAACTGGCGAAACACTACGGGAGCCACCGATGGAACTACGACCCTACCAAACAGCGAGCATTGATGCGCTGCGCGATAATTTTAGAACCGGTATGACAAGACAGGTCTTGTGCGCGTCAACCGGCGCCGGCAAGTCCGTGATGGCAGTCGAATTGATACGCGCATGCGCTGAGAAAAAAACGCGCGTCATGTTTGTTTGCGACCGCCGCGTGCTGGTAGAGCAATTCTCACGGCATTTGTGGGCAAATGAAATACACCACGGCATCATCATGCGTGGGCATCCTAATCGACGCTATGAGCCTGTGCAGGTTTGCTCGGTGCAAACGCTGGAGCGGTGCGAATCGTGGATAAATCCTGATCTGATGATTGTTGACGAAATCCATGCGGTTATGCGTGAAAGATTGATCGGTTTCATGCAACACAATCCGCATACGAAAATTATCGGGCTGACTGCTACGCCTTATCACGCCAAACTGAAAGAGCATTTTCAGGGCATCGTGAATGTTGTGACGATGAAAGAATTAGTGGATACAGGCTTTCTTGTGCCGTTCCGCGTGTTCGCGGCTACAGAGCCGAACATGGAAGGCGTGAAAGTTGTCGCTGGCGAATGGCAGCGCGAGGAAACGGAAAAGCGCGGCTTACAGATTATTGGTGATGTCATTGCAGACTATCAGAAAATTGTGAACAGCGTTTTTTCCGGTAATCCACAAAAGACTATCGTTTTCTCGAGTGGCGTTGGGCATGGCGCGGAATTGGTCAAGCGGTTTGCGTCGATAGGTCTTAATTTTGTGCAGATTAGCTACCTCGATAATGAGGAATACAAAGCCGATGTCCTGAAAGAGTTTTCAAAAAAACATTCATCCGTTGATGGTGTTATCAGTACCGATATTCTAACTCGTGGATTCGATCAGCCGGATGTTGCGCATGTTGTCGTAGCAAAACCCTTGCGAAAAAGTTTTTCTCAGCATGTGCAGATGATTGGACGCGGTGCGCGTCCGTACGCGGGTAAAGAGTTTTGTGTCATACAGGACAACTCCGGCAACTGGTTACGGTTCGCCGACTCGTTTGACGAACTTTATCATGATGGTGTGAAAACGCTAGACAGTGATGCCGACAAACGCACAAGGAAAGAAAAAACGGAAAAGGAAAAGAAGGAGGCACGCTGCCCGCAGTGCATGCAAGTTTGGACAGGCAAAGTTCAGGTCTGCCCAACCTGCGGTTTTGTGCGCGAAAAGAAAAACAAAAAAGAAGAAGTGGCAGGCGTACTCACAGAATTAGAGTTTGGAAACAAAACCAAGAAAGAACAAACGCAACACAAAGAGTGGTGGTATAAACAGCTTTTGCAATACTCACGCGGAAAAGGCTACCAAGATGGTTGGGCATACTACGCATTTAACGACAAGTTTGGACACTTCCCACACGGCTACAAAAAAGACACGGCGCCCGTAGGATTAGAGTGCTACAACTGGATTACCGCTAGAAATATCCGCAACTCGAAACGGAGAAAGCAGGCATGATGTTTATAGATTTTTGCCGCGCTCACGGCTTGCTAGTCGATTATGTTATCAACGATGGTAAGTGGCACAGGGTGAAAACCGTAGACCATACACACAAGAAAAACGGCGCGTATATCTATGACGGCGTGAGAGGCGCTGTGCAAAATTGGGCAACAATGGAGAAAGCGGAAAGCTGGAAAACTGACAAGCCTTTCAATATCGCCGAACACCGCAGACAGATGCGCGAAATTGGCAGACAGGAACAAGAAGCCGCTGCCCGCGCTGCAAAAAAAGCGCGTTACATGCTGGAAAAAAGCGAGCTAACCAATTTTGCTTATCTCGAAATGCAGGGCTTTCCAGATGCGAAAATGCACACGCTCACCACCAAGGATGGTAAAGAGATGGGTTTGATACCTGTGCGCGTGAATGGGGAGGTTACATCACTGCAAACACTGGTTTATGACGCAGAAAACCGGCGCTGGATTAAAAAGTTTTTGGCAGGCGGCACGACAAAGTGCGGCGTTTTTATTTTCGGTACGCGCGGGGATTTAATATTGTGCGAAGGCTATGCTACTGGTTTGAGTGTGTTTACCGCCGCGCAAAAAGCAAATCTACAGGTGCGCGTAGTTGTGTGTTTCTCGGCGCATAACATGGTCACAGTGGCGCAGAAACTTAAACCTAGACTGGTCATAGCAGACAATGATGCAAGCGGAACAGGTGAGCGCGTGGCTGTACAAATTGGTGCGCAGTATTGGATGAGTGAGACCGTTGGCAATGATTTTAACGATGATCACAGACAGCGAGGATTGTTTGCCGTGTCAAATGATTTGCGCAAATTATTTATTCAGCGGGTGAACGCATGACAGAAATTACACTAATCAAGCGCCACGGCATCCTGCAGCCCTGTAGCGATGCTGATGCAGACATTTACTACCAGCTAAAGGATGGCGTTGCGTATTCCTGCAAAATATCAGCGAAGCGTAACAGCAAATTTCACCGCAAGTATTTTGCGTTGCTCGATGTTTTGTTCAACATTTTCCAGCCAGAAATTGTTATAGATGAGAAATTAAAAAAGCGGCTTGGCGATGTTGTGCCACAAAAAAATAGAGCGCGGTTCCGTAAAGATTTAGCGATTGTTTGCGGTTATTATGATATGATAGTAAACTTAAAAGGCGAAGTTAGAGCCGAGGCGAAAAGCATTTCTTTTGCCGAAATGGATGAAATTCAATTCGAGGATTTGTACAACAGGACTATCGACTACGGTCTAGCGCACATTGCAAAAAACCACAGCAGGGAGCAGGTGGAAAATTGGGTGGCGCAGATATTGGATTTTGGATGATCCATCACGCCGAATGCGCGGCGGCACGGATGCGGTAAATTGATGCGGCTCTGCCAGTACCGTGAGCGTATGACTGGCACTTTATCAACTTTGGAGAAATAAAATGAAAGACAAAAAAGATTTTTTTATCAACGGAATTAAGATCACAGCGCCCGCCGCGCTTACTTTCGCAAAGGGCAAAAAAAATCTAATAGTAAAATATGAAACGCTATCCGGTGAACAACTGTACGCGCTGCCAGCCGGTCGGCGCATTACTGAAAGCGGAATCCTGCTGTAGTGTATAACATAAAACCAAAAAAATGCGCGGTGTGCAAGGATGCCTATATGCCTTGGTCAACAACACAGGTGGCGTGCAGCCCAATGTGTGCGCTTGATTATGCGAAAAAACTAACCGAGCGTGCGGCAAAAAAAATACAGGTTGCAGAAAGAAAAAACCGCGCACAAGAAAAACGCGAAGCAAGAGAGAAAGTCAAAACGCGCGCGCAGTGGATCAAGGAAACGGAAACCATCGTAAATAGATACATTCGATTGCGCGATGAAAAAGAGCCGTGCATTAGTTGTCGTCGTTATCACACAGGACAATATCATGCAGGGCATTATCGACCCGCTGGCAATCATTCTGCGCTTAGATTTGATCATGACAATCTGCACAAGCAATGCGCGCCATGCAACAACCACAAAAGCGGCAATCTATCAGAGTATCGAATCTACTTAATTAACAAGATTGGAATTGAGCGCGTGGTGGAATTGGAAACAATGGACACCACAAAACGATGGGCTATTGACGAGCTGAAGGATATAATTGCAACTCACAAAAAACTAATTAAAGAGCTGTCAAAATGAAAAAAGAAACGCGCGGTGTGCAAGGAAGCCTACCAGCCGCATCAAACACTACAGCGGGTTTGCTCGCCAAAGTGCGGGCTTGCCCTATTTGAGAAAGTGAAAAATGGCGTACACAGAGCGAAGAATAAATAAATACGGCGCGATAAAAACCGAATACAACGGCTACAAATACGACAGCAAGTTTGAAGCAAGCGTAGCGCGTGATTTGGATTTGCGGCTAAAAGCCGGAGAAATAAAAAACTGGGAGCGACAATTCAGGGTTGAAATGTGGGCTTACAACTGCCACGGTGATCGGGTGATGAAAGTCAGCCACAAGGTTGATTTTAGGGTTCACGAGCATGACGGGTCATATACGCTGCTTGAAGCAAAAGGCATTGAAACTGCCGACTATAAAATGCGAAGGAAATGGCTTGAGCTTTTTTGGCTGCCTGAAAACCTAGACCACATCTACCAAGTCGTTAAAGAAAAAAACACATACAAGCGCAGGATACAAAATGCAAAGCACAAACATTAAAACCATGGTCCGTGAAATCTCAAACGCCGTGGGCGCGTTAGAGGATAGCGGCATTGATTGCAAGCTATCTGTTATCTGGCTGGATATTGACAGCGTGCGCGTTGTCGTATCTGTAGAGTGCGAGGATTTGATGCTGATTGATGCCAGCTTGACTGGTACGCCAGACAGACCTGAGCTGCTAGTAGATTTGCGTGATTATCTAGTGCGCCTATCTGAATCCGTTGGAGCCGTCACTACTGTATGAATTAACAGTAAAAATAGTTGAAATAATTGTTGACACGCTTCATTGGTATAGTATGATGACCACATCAACAAAGGAGACAGACAAATGATTGCAAAATATGAAAAAGAGACAGGCTTGTGGGTTATCACCCACGGTCGCCTCTTCGGCAAAGAAGAGTTTGTAGGCACAACCTTCGCTGCTGCGATGGCTCTTTTCTGCCGCATTCTTGACGCGCGCCGCGCCAAGGCTGTGCGGTAATGTATCCGGTCACTGTATACGGTAGAAACTTCGAGCGCCCCATGCCGATGTTCGCATCCCGCGATATTGGCAACATGCCACCGCGCATGTCGCGCGATGACCGCCGCGAATATCTGGATGGCTGTGAAATCCACCTGTTCAGCCGTACCGGCAAGCGCAGAGAAAAAATTGAGAGACTGCTAACGGCTAAAGATTGGGATTATATTGAGGAGCAAATGGCATGAACGATTATCCGGCAGATAGAGTTTTAAGCGATATTTTCGCGCTATCACAGGAGTTTGGGGCTGTTGGTCTCGATTCCACATTTAGCGCGTCAACGAATCTTGAAGGATACAGCGCTGCCAGCGTGTCCATTTTCGACTCTGAACGCTCAGTATTTTTCAGGCTGGCGCTGTATGAATACGATGATACAAAAGAGCTTAATGAGTTGTACGACGCGCTTTTTGAGTTTTTGCGCGAAAACAAACCTGATCCACAAGTGGAGTTTTGATAATGGAAACTAAATCTGTATTTGCAACACTGAGCGCGGTTGACTGCTCAAAACACACCGAGAAAAAGGGGAATCTAACCTATCTTTCTTGGTCATGGGCGTGGAGCATACTGCTCCAGCACTATCCAGATTCCAGCTTTTCATTCGGAGAAAATGAAATCCACGCAGACGGCACTGTAACCGTGTACTGCACGGTGACGGTGGAGGGTATGCCGCGCATGATGTGGCTGCCTGTCATGGACAATCGAAACAACGCTATCTGCAATCCAGATGCGCGCAAAATCAGCGATGCGAAAATGCGGTGCTTGGTGAAAGCCATCGCGCTGCACGGTCTTGGGCTATATATCTACGCTGGCGAGGATTTGCCAGAAGTTGCTTCTGAGAAAATTAGTGCAGATCAATGCACTGAAATCAACGATTTAATCGCCGAAACCAACAGCGACAGCGCGGCGTTTTGTCGGTACCTGAAAGTGCGCTCTGTTGGTGAAATCACCACTGCGCAATATCAAACTGCCGTGAATCTGCTGAACAAGAAAAAGGAGTCGTCAAATGGCTGAGTTGAGCGCTGAAAGAAAAGGGCGCATCACAGCGTCATCAATCGGTGCAATCTGTGGATTGTCCCCATACGCCACACGCGATGACGCAATGCGTAGAATGGTGCGGGAATACTACGGCGCAGAGCCAGAGTTTACTGGCAACATTGCCACAGATTGGGGTCACGCACACGAGCAAGATGCTCTTAATGCGCTCACAGACTGCACTGGCAGTTTAGTTTCCGACATTGGCTTTTGCGGTTTGGAAGTTGACGGGATGATGATTGGCGCAACGCCGGACGGCATGCTAGATGATGGAACTCTGGTCGAAGTCAAATGCCCTTTTGGATCGCGCAATGTTGAGCTGTACGCTAACGAGTATCTGGATTCGCGCCCAGATTATCGCGCTCAAGTGCAGTGGCAGTTGATGTGCTCCGGCAAGGAAAAAACTGCTTTTGGAGTGTGGACGCTGGCAGGATTTGATTATATGTATCTGTCCGCAGACGAAAAACAGCAATCTGAATTGCTTGAAAAAGCGCGGGAGTTCTGGGGCGAATATCAAAGCATTATTGCAAGCGCGGAATTGTCAGCACAATATCTGACAACGAAAGAAAAGCAATACACAGAGCGCGACGATGATGAATATGTCGATGCGTCTAGTGCATATCTTGCTGCAATCGGAGCGCTAGAAATCGCTGAGGAAGCTGTGAAGGTTGCGCGAGAAAAACTGCTGGAAGTGTGTGGTGGCGAAAACACAACAGGATGCGGGCTAACAGTTTACGCCAGCGAAAGGAAGGGCGCGGTCGACTACAAGAATGTGCCAGAGTTGCAGGGCGTAGATTTGGAGCAGTACCGCAAAAAATCCAGCACGATTTGGACTGTTAAGACGGTGGGAGATAAACAATGAGCCTTTCGCAATGCAATAATCTGCTTGCATACATGAAAGCAGGAAACAGTATCACGGCTGCAAAGGCGTTAAAGCAGCTCGGTATTACTTCGCTGCACAGACGGCTATCAGACCTAAAAGAACGCGGATATGAGATTAACGATGTTTGGACGGTCGTTAAAACGCGATATAGGAATGGGAAAACAAAGGTCAAAACTTATTCATTATCAAACAAAAAAGGCGGCAAAAAATGAGAGGCATAAACAAAGCAATTATTGTTGGTAATGTTGAGCAAGATCCCAAATCCAGTATCACGCAATCTGGAAACGCTATCCTTAATTTTTCAGTCGCGACCAGCGAAAAGTGGCGAGACAAAAACACTGGCGAGCAATCCGAGCGCACGGAATGGCATAGAGTTTCTGTGTTCGGTAAACTCGCTGAGATCATAGAGCCGATGATTGTTAAAGGCTCGCTCGTATACATCGAGGGAAAAATCAAAACGCGCAAGTGGCAAGATCAAAGCGGGCAGGATAAATACACAACGGAGATTGTGGCTGATAGTGTGCAGATGTTGGGCGGCAAGCAAGAACGCGACAGAAGCACGGAAAAAATGGAGGCGCACAAAAACAAAGAGCCGTCCGGTGACTTTAACGACGAAATTCCATTTTGAGGGCGAGCTATGGACAATCAATTCTTACGACAAGCTATATATTCATCCTGCCTCGACCTTGCGGCAGCGGGTTTTGTTGTGTCGCATGATGCGACAATCGGCAGAGAGGGTATCGATCGCTTGGCAGTGCGAGTGTGGGGCAGTACAGAGCATTTCGAGGCTTGGTGCGATCCTAATGCGCGAGAGGGCGAACACGATCCGCTGGTAAGCTATCAGCATTACAGCGGGATGGACGGCGTGGAAGAATCGCTCAAGGATTTGCTCAGTCAGCTTGGAGAGCTGAAAATCAGGGCTGGCGTATGAAGGCGCACCTAACAAAGAGGAAAAAACGATGAAAACACTCAAGCGAAGCTGCGTTTTGGTCGTCGCGTTCAGCGCATTGTTAGTTGCCGGATGCGAGAGCGAGGATACAGAGCGGGCAGGCATGGATGGAATGGTTTTAACTGATAGCGCAGGCGGGCGGTGGATTGCCCGACACAATATAGGAGACAATTATTTTCTGTATCAATCGGCCAGCGATGGCAGGGTAAATTGGAGCGGCAACTAACCAAACAGCTAAGCGCGCGGCAACCCGCAAGGGTTGACGTCCGCTTGAGCGAACGGTTAGGCGGCACACGATAGAAAGGAATTGAGATGGCAGAGAAAGTAGTGATCGGGAACGCGGAACTTTGGCACGGAGACTGCCGCGAAGTGCTGCCGCTGCTGGCGCCAGGGGACTTGATGCTGACAGACCCGCCTTACGGGATTGGCGCCGACACGCACCAAGGCAAGGTTGAGAACGGCTGGAAGCAGTACGGGCCTGGCGGCTGGGACAAAGACCGGCCTTCGCCTTGGCTGTTCGGGTTGATGCGCGAGAAGGCGAAAGAGTGCGTGGTGTGGGGGGGGAACTACTTCACCGACCTGCTGCCGCCCAGCATGCGCTGGCTGGTGTGGGACAAGGGGCAGCGGAACTTCTCGCTGGCCGACTGCGAGTTTGCCTGGAGCAGCCAGCAACTTGCGGCGCGGGTGTTGACCCTGCCGCGTGGCGAGGCGCTGCAAGACGGCAAGGAACACCCGACGCAGAAGCCGGTGCGGCTGATGGCCTGGTGCCTGGATATGCACCCGAAGGCAAAGACCGTGTGCGACCCGTTCATGGGCACCGGGACAACCGGCGTTGCCTGCGTGCAGAGCGGGCGCCGGTTCATCGGGATTGAGCGCGAGCGGCACTACTTCGACATCGCCTGTGAACGCATCGCCCGCGCACAAGCGCAAGGCCAGTTGCTGCCACCTGAACCAGTGGCCGCGCCTGAACAACAGACGATGGAACTGTGACGCCTAACCCCAGTTAGGGATCAACATGACGAACCGGAGCAACCCATGACTGAAAACCAAAAGCTGCGCGAGGTGTTGCAGCACGCAATCGAAGACCTGTCATCTGCAACAGGTTTCCTGACCAGGCGGTCCAGAGATCGTCAGTCAAAGACCGTGGCGGCACTCGCTCAATTGCAGGCAGACATCGCCCTGCCGACTGCCGACCATTTGCCTGACGCCGGGGAAATGGTTGTTGATCATTTTCCTGATGCCACGAAGATGATCGAGACTGCCGCGCCAGTGGGTGAGCGCCTAACGCTTTCCGCTGAAGACGTGCACACCGCTTTCGTCAAGCACTTTCCAAAGACCCGAATCTCTCAGGCCTGGATCGGCTTTGCTGCCGAAATAGCCGAGGCCATTGCTGCCCGAGCAGCCCTATCCGCCCAGGCTGTGCCGGATAAGGTGGATGCGGAGCTAAAGCTGCCAGATCCAATTCAAGTGCCAGACTTGGATGATTTCGACGCGACCTATTCGAATGGTTTTGATCGCGGAATGGCGCATGGTTGGAATGCATGCCTAAAGCTTGTAACCGACGCAACCATAGCAGCCCGAGCTAAAGGGGGCACGCAAATGACCGACACAAACCAAAAGCTGCGCGAGGCGTTGCAGGCCATCAGCCACATTGACGACGCAACCAGTCACTCGGTTGACGCATCGGCTGCACTGGACCGTATCGGACAGATCGCAAGGCAAGCCCTCGCCCTGCCGACTGCCGAACAAGTCGACGACATCAATGTCGCCGAGTCGTTTACATCTGTCACAAAGACTGCCGCGCCAGGGTGTGAGCGGGAGGCGTTTGAGCGCGAAATGTCAAAGCCGCCCTTTGAGTTTTGTATGGATCGGTGGCCGGACGACGGATCATCTTATGCATGGCCGGGGAACTACGTGGCGTATCACACGCAGTGCGCCTGGGACGCATGGCAAGCCCGAGCAGCCCTGAGCGCTGGCGATGCGGTGGATGCGCAGCGCACGCCGTTGACAGTCCTTCAGTACAACGCGATCCCTGAGCTTTGTGCAATCCCACCAAGCCTCTACGAGAGCGTAGTGCGAGCCATCGAACGCGCCCACGGTATCGACGCAGCCATGCGAAAGGAGAAGCCATGAGCGAGCCCCACAACCTCGATGCAACCGTGTTTGTCTACGAGCACAAAACAACCGGCGAGATCAAAGCGTTCTATCGCGAGTCTGCTGTGTCGTTCAACAACTCAAAAGCAGCAAGCGATTGGAACCACGTTGGAACGCTTGAGCCCCGCATGTGGATTCAGTCGCATTGGAAGGATGTGAAGGATGTCTAAACGAGCCCGCGAACGCGCCAACGCCAGGCCTTGGGAGCAAGGCGAGCAGCCAGAGCCAGACGACCACCAGGCCATTCGTGAGGCTGCAAAGAGGCTGGCGGACAGGCTGGCGAAGAAGCGCAAGCCCGCCACCCCCACGAAAGGATGATGATGGAAGCAGCACAGCAAGCCCGATCGCCGCGTGGCGTTCGCGTTGATGATGGCGGTTATTCGTTAAGCGCCGCGGTGCTGCACCGGTTGAACCGATTGGCCGCATACACAGACCAGTTCAGCAAGTCGCCCATGGTGTTTGACTCAAGGGGCCTCAGCGGTGGCTTGCACTCCGTCACCACCAGCGGGCTTAGCCCTTGATCCGGCAATTGCGTCGTTGAGCAGCCTGAAGCCAGCATCAGGCAGCACGCAATCACGGTAAACAGTGTTCGTCTTGGTTTCACGGATGACCCTTTCGGTAATCGCCTCTTGCTTGGGCGCCATGGCTGCCAGTTTGTTTGCGGTTGCATCAACCAACTCAGCGCGAGCATTGGCTTCCACCTTTGCCTTGGCGTCAATCTGGCCTTGTTTGAGATCCTTTCCGATCTCAATGCAGGCCCAGCCGAATGCGATCAGCGCGAGCACAGCTATTGCGGTACGCCAGCTCATGGCTTGACCCCAAAGACGAACAGGCGTGCACGCTTGTGGTTGCCATCCCAACGCTCTGGGTGTGGTCGACCTGGTCGCCAGGTGCGCAATGCATAGAGCCGCCAACCAGCCTCGACGCTTTTTTGATCAGGCAGCACGATCGGGTCGCTGTACATCAACAGGCGGGCGAATGCCGCAGCCAGGACGTCATCGTGCTCAAGCGCCTCCCAAACTGTCCGAGAGTCGGCTGCCACGTCGCGGGCTTTGCAGACCGATTGTGCGTGCGCCTTAGTTTTGGGGTGCTGCAACACGCCGAGCACACCGCCAGCACGCTCAAACTGCCACAAGCCCCGGGCTGGGCCACGCCCACCACCTTCGACAACTTGGCATCGAGCGCAAAGACCGGACTCCTGAAGGCCAATGGCCAAGAGAAGCAATCGGGCCTGAGGCGTATCCATCGCAGGCGGCAGCAGTGCCAATGCTGGATCGATTGCCGATCGAGTCACATCACTCAGTAATGGATCCATGTCACACCTTGATTCGGCCAAAGACCGACAAATTCAGCTTGACGCCAAAGGCGCCTGATGGGCGCCAGCCGATATAGGCCTTGGCGTATGGGCTTAAATAGGAGACAAACGGAAGTGCCAGCCAGAACCGGTCAAAGACGACGCAGCCAGACCAGCATGTGAGCCAGCCGCCTCCCGGCCTGTGCGTGCTTGGCGAGAACGGCCCAGTAATGACGCGATCACGATCAGCAATACCGAGCCCGTACCACGTCAGGTTGTGCGCCGGGTTTCTCAGCCACCACAAGACGGCCGTGGCCAGCGACTTCGCCCTGCCCCGACCCCAATCTGACGCTTCGCCAAACCATCCATCGTCCTCATTGGCAAACAGCAGCCAAATCGGGTTGATCTTCTTGATGGCCTGGACTTGCTGGCGCTTGGGCGGCAGGTGGACCGCCCAGCAAACGCGCCGGATCAACTTGGCATTGGGCGGCCACCACATTGCCCCGTCCAAAATGGCAACGACATGCCGACCATGCCTGACCAGGACGTAAGCGACCAAGGCAGACATGGCGATGGCCGGAAGGCTGTCATGCGATCGACCAGTCAAAGGTACGACCGCAAGCCACGCACCCCAGCACACCAGACCAATTACCCCCCAACGAGGGATTGGGTGGCTCTTGTTGTCCATGCCGAACACGGCAATGCCGAGCCCAGCCACAGCAATGATTGATCCAATGCCAATCTGGACCAAGGCGACGATTTCACTGATCGTGAAGTGGCTCATGATGCAGCCCCTTCTGTCTTGGAGCGGAGCACTTTCAGGGCGATCCGCAAGATCTCACGCTGACCAATGGCCGCGACCAGGAATGTCACAACTGGCGTGGCCACCCCATCTGGCAAGACTTCTTTTTCCAGCCACTTGTTGATGAATGCCACCACCACCGGGCCAATCACCTGACCAAACCAAAAGCCAAGCCCCAACGACCCCGCAAACGAAGCCTTGGACGAGAGCAGGTTGCGCCAGTTCAAGTCCATCTTTTCAGACAAACTGACGGAAATGGTTGCACCAAGGATGCCTGCCAGCACAACAGGAACAGGCACGCCCATTACCGTTGCCAGCACCCCGAGACTTGATGTGACCGCCGCGGCAAATCCAAGGGCAGTCGATGTTGGTTCAGGCATTACGTCTCCCAAAAAGAAAACCCGCCTCTATGGGCGGGTTGGTTTGCCTGCTGATGCAGACCTGACTACAGCAGTGCGGCAGAGTTGAATAACTCAGTCAACGCTTCCGCATCGATGCCGATTGTTGGCGCGAGTGACTGGATCAGCGGCGAGGCCTTCTCGACCGTGGCGGCATAGTCCCACTCAATTCGGGCTGCCGCCCGGCCTGGATCTGGCAGCGCATTGATTGCCGCCTCGACGTCATCGAGCTTGCCAATCGCCAGCAAGGCCAGGCGGGCCTGACGCATGGTGACGGACAAAACGTTACCTAGATGAACGGCAATAAGCGCAGGCTGCGCATCAGCGTATTCTTCATCAGGCGCGCAGTCGGCAGACGAGTCCACCGCACGCCAACCCAGGCCGTCTTTTCGTATTGCATAGCTCATAAGTTGTCCTCCCACCCAGTGCAAAGCAGGCCTTGCGACGACACGGAAGATGCCCAGTAAATGCTGGTCGATTCAAGCTGCACGGTGTGGCGCGGCATGCCATAGGCAGCCGATGTGCCCGACGAATTCTGAAATGGCGGCGCCCCTGATGAGTTCCAGGCTGAGTAGTTTGAATTTGGTGCGACCAAAATAACGCCAGAGGCACCACCCGTAAACAACAAAATCTCGACGCTGGAAGCTGTTGACGGAACGAATCCACCAACACTGACGCTCGTCCATGATGGTGCGAAAATGTCACCGCTCACACCACTGGCCATGATTGGATGGGCCGTGACATTCGATCCGGAACGAATAACGTATTTGACGATCCTGCCGTATTGGATGAACGATAGAGGGTACTTGTTGGCGGATCCATCCGTCCGAATCCACCCAACCCGCGCTTTAAACGTATAGCCAGAAGGAAGGGTCGGCGCAGAATCGGATAACGAAATCAAGCCTGCAGTGGTTGTCCCATTCCAAATAACCCAGACCGAGTACCAAGTGCTTGCCGCCAAAGTCCCTGTGTCAAGACCATTCGCGCCACTTGCTGCCGCGTTGATCGATAGCGATGGCACGACCAGCTTGGCTTTCCCTGATCCGTTCAACAAGACCAAAGCATCAGCAGACACTGAAATGGTTGCATTTGTTCCGGTTGCGCTGAGCTTCAGGCGCCTATATGACGCACTGGCCAATTCAGCAGCCAATCCATCTGCATAAGATTGGGCGGCAGTCTGAGCGTTTTCGACGGTCTCTTTTCGTGCGGCGTGGTTAGAGGCTGATGGAGCAGGGACAATCGGACTTGACGAAAATGTTTTGGTCCCGGCAACCGTTTGATTTCCTGCAGCCCACACAGATTCCCCGTTTGAAATGATCAAATTGACCTTTTGCTGCAGGTCCAAAAGATCAGCTCTTGCGGAGGCTGGGTTGTCGCCGGATGAATCTGTATTTGCTGTGTTGACAGCGCCTGCTGGCCACGTCATGAGGCAATCCCTTCAACTGTGAAATCAATCAATGGCGGGTCCGCCAGGACGCCGCTTGAGTTGTAAAACTGGACACGCGGCCCAGTGGTTGTCTTGTCCAGCAGCGTCCATGACCAGTTGCCCGTCACGCTCTGAATCGTCACGGAAACACGGCTGATCGAGGCGTAAGAACGCCCCAGAGGCAGCCGAATGTCACCGGTACCAATCCGGTTTGCACCGGTCAGCGCAGCGGGGCTGATGTCGTTGACGGTCTCGCTGGTGACCTTGCCGGTGTAGATCACGGACATGGCCGACATCATGGTGACCTGCGTCACGCCAGCACCCGTTGGGCCCGTTGCGGTGACCGTCACACGAACCCGGGCGTATCTAGCGCTGAATGGCGACGCAATGGATGCCCACGATGTCCATGTCACGTTGTCGACACTGTGCTGCTCTTCAACAACGTAAGAGCCGACGCACTCCAAATTCACCACGGGCAGCACAGACACCAGTGCACCGAAGTCGGCTGCTGGCGTGGTGTATGACCACGATGTGTACGGGTTCCACACCCATCGCGTCCAAGCAGCCCAGGTGCTTGGCAGTGTTGCCCATGTCGTCTGGTCTGCGGCCCGAATAACGGACACCCCAGCATCGACATCAATCACACCCTGGCTCAACGATCCAGGCCAACCCAATGCCTCATACGCGTAGTACTGCAGCGCGTTGCCCAGACGTGGATTTGGCAGCGTGGACGAGATCATCAACGGCGTGGCTGACTCGTTACCCGTGGTGTCCACCCCAACGATGGCCAGCGTGTAGGTGCCGGCCAAAATCTGATTGGTCTCAATTGGCAGCGCTGTGAAAAAACCCGTGTCGTTTTGAAACGGGGTCATCTCGTCCCAGGTGAAGGGGCCTGCACCTTGCCGATACCGGATCCGGTATCCCGCCAGGTCAATCGGCTTGTTCGTCGCCGTGTACCCGCCAGATAGGACGCGAGTACCGTCTGGTTGCGTGGTGATCGTGAAGGCATCCACAGTGGGCGGCTTTTCCGTCTTACCAATCACGGTGTGTGTGATGTGGCCGCTCCAATCGCCCGAGGCCAGCTTGTTGCGGCAACGAGCCTTGATCAGGTACAGATTGCCATCTTGCACATCCGTAAGGTAGATGGCTGATGAGTCACCAGGGTACTGACGAGACACCCAGCCGGATCCGCCATTCCACGCCACCTCAATGGTTCCGCCAACCAATACGGATTGGTTGTTGATGGCATCAAACGTCAGCTTGACGCGCGACAGGATCGAGCCATCATTTCCGATCACCAACTGGTCTGTTCCGCTTGATGCGGACAACCCTGTTATCACAGGCAAGTCCCAAGGCTTTGGCAGGGCCGTGTTGGCAATCTGATCGCCCGCAGCAAACACTGCATCAGGCGTAAAGATGGATGGGCCGGTTTCCTTCATCGTCAGGCGAATGCCTGACATGGGAGAGTGGGCCCAGCCAATGACCTCAAAAGCCTTGTTTGACCAGCCGTAACGCGACGAGTTGAGGTAGACAACGTCAAACACCTCCAGCGACCAGGCCTTCATGTTGCATGGCCATGTGATGGTCAGTCCATCACGCTGGTCACGCAGCAAGATGCCAGCGATGTGCAGGGCTTGCGGCGCAAATTGCACCGCCCCCATTTCGATCTCGGCAGGCAGCTCGCAGCCGTCCTCAGTCAAATATACAGATGGCGCCAGCGGTGGCAGCTGCGTGCTGTTGTAGCTTTGCTGGCTGTCAGAAATGGTGATGCGGTAGCTGTTGACCAGCTCGTGCACGCCGACCTCCGGAATGATCTGGCGGCTACCGGTTGTTTCAGACAACCAAGACTCATCAATGGTTACCACAGGCGTGGTGTAGACGCCAGCCCGGACGCGCAACCGGCCGCCAGCCCATGCCCAGCGCCCGCCCATTGATTCGATCAGTTCGCCAAAGTGGGCTTCAGGACTGATGTCCAGCTTGCATACATATCCGCACCGAAACATCGGGCGCGTGGTCGAAACGCTGTTGCTGTCAACGTAGGTGTGCGACACATCGCAGGCGTTTGCCGCCGCGATGAATGATGCGTCATCAATCTCATCCGCCTCACAGCCGCCGCCGTACTCGTAGCCGGCCCAATCACGAGCGCACAAAGCTGGGTTATCAGTCCAACCAGTCAGGCCAGATCGCGGGTCGTAGATGTCCTTGGCGCCTTTGATCAGCGCAGTGATTTGCGGGATACCGCCGGTGAAGGCGTTTTCGTCATATTCCAGATCGACCAACAGGCAGGCGATCCCTGCAAACTTGTGGCTTGCATTGACCAACCCAGGGAATCGGGACATCAACTCACCCGACAAGTCCTGTCCAGGCGCACCGGTGTATTTTTTGACAGTCGCTTTTGAATAAGGCGTGTGCTGCTGCCAATCGATTTGGTCGGCGTCGACATCCACCCATGAAACCACCGTTCCGCTGATCGTGTAGTCAACAGGGGTTCTTTGTTTGTGTCCATCGCCAACACGCCGCTTTGATACCGACACACTACTTGGGTCAACAAATGGCCCAACGTCATAAGACAACACGCCCGGAACGCTGGCTGTTTTTGACTCTCGGCGCGTGTATCCGTAAGGCGCAGATGAGACTTGGCCAGCACCATCAATGGTTACCGCCTGGTCATTGAAATAGACCGTCTCAATGTCTGCAACTTCATGGCCTGCAACAGCAATAACCAGCGTGTAGATCTCGCTTTTTGATCCACGCGTGCCCTTGAACACGATGCCATCAACATTGCGGGCGCGGCCATAGACGCGAGACCGCACGCCCGCATAAGTCGCCGTCATGACCGTGCGATCGGTCAGCGATGCGTTGTACATCGCCCGCATCTTTTGCTTTTGGTAGGCAGATTGCTGCACTGCCGAAGCCATAGCCAGAGCAAACGCAACCTTTGCAGCCGCAGGATTGCCGCCCGATGCGACGAACGCCACCACAGCAGCGGCTACCGCTAGGATGTTCCCAATGTCGCGAGACTTACTCATGGCAGCGCCAAACTTTCACAGGTTCGTTTGTGGTGACTAGGCCGTGATCGCCGGGGCCCTTCCAGTGGGCACCGCCGCAAAAAACGAGTCGTCCGTCATCCCCCAGGCCGATGTCGCCCGCTTGGGCCATGGCCACGGGCACGGCAGGCCCAAGGCGGGTTGTCAGCGCATGATCCAGCCCACCCAAGCGCTTGATCAGGCGCACGGCGCCCAACTCACCCTCGTAGCTGCCACGTAGGTCCGCCATGGCGTCAACGCCGGTGCAGGCCTGCACAACGCCAGCGGCCACGGTGCAACAGTCGTTTTGGCCCCACTCAAACGGGGTCGACCACACCGAACGGACGAACGCATCCAGCCGACTCATCCAGTCCGGCAGTCGTTTGGTTGGCTTGGTCATTTGCGGAAGAAGGCTGCTGATGGCCAGATGTCAACGTGGTTGGCTTGGCTCACCACAAACTGCATGGACTTGTCGCCAGGGTGCAAGCGCTGTTGATCGCCATCCGTGTAGCGCAATGGCTTGGCGCGGGCAAATGTGGCGCCACGATGCTCAGCCGAGATCGTGATCTGCCCAGATGCCGCGCCCTCCTCAATCAGCGGCTGATTGAGAGAGCCAGACCAGACAAGCGGGGCATCCAAGATGCCCGCATCACCGATGATGGCCTCATAGACTCGGACCTTCTTGCCACGGTACCCAGCCGTCATTGCCAGAGACAGATACTCGGTTGGCACCGAAGACATTGAGAACTTCAGCCCTCGCCGCTCGCCCGTGCTGTCCTGCACCTCGTCCACGCTACCGATGACGCCAGCGCCCATCCATGTGTGGCCACCCCAGACGACATCATGCGTGGCGGTGCACAGGTAGACCGAGTCAGCCAGATCCATGCGGATCAGCCAAACGATCATGGCGCTTTGACCACTCAAGGTCGCCAATGCGGATGAATCACCGGTCCTCATAGGGCCTCAACAAAGCTGAATGACGAACCGGCCATGCCTGATGGCCCGTGGACGAAAGCAGACCCACCCTCAGCCATCACAAAGTTGGCTGTTGGGCGATACCAAGTCACGGCAGCGCCAGATGACAGTGCAGCACGCACGCGGTTGACTGTTGAGATCGTCAAGACGCCAGCCACGGGATCAGCATCGGCTGCAACCTGGATCAGTTGGCCAGCCACGCCGATCATGTCGCCCGCCAAGAGCGTGCCGGTGGTGTTGATCTTGATGGTGCGAGAAAACTGCGCCGCAGCGGCATTCAGCGTTGGCGCCCCTCGCATCGTGCCCTTGGGCTCTTGCCGCCCAAAGTGCCACAGGCTCACAGGTTGAGCCCCACCAACCAACTGGTTGAAAAAGGCTTCGTCACGGCCTGATGCCGCCCGCAGGCGCGGCGATGTCGTCAGGTTGATCGTCCAGTACTCAACGCCCAGGTCGATGGCCTGAAACGTGCCCGTGATACCCGAGCGGTGCTGCACGACCTGGCGTTGCAGCCCAACCTCGCACGATGCGGGGTCGAACCACGACGGCACGGTCAATGGTGTTGTCATGCAAATGCTCCGCGATTGCGCTGAGACTCAGCGATGGTCGCCAAGGTCGATTGCCGGGCCTGCTCCATGGCGGCCACCACATCAGCCCTGGACACGTTTGAGCCGATGGTGTTGTTTTGGATGACCGTGATGCCGCCGCCTGCCGAGTAGGACGCGTTTTCTTTCGCGGTCAGTACGCGCTCGCCCTTGTGCAGGCGGGCCACGTAGTCGTCACGCGGCACATAAGCCAGCCCGTCTTTGTGACCGGGCAGCTTCAGCCCCATGCCTGAACCACTGCCAGTCGTGAGGGCGTACTGGCCTGGGTTTGATGATCCAGTGCTGCCGCCAAAGAAGCTGCCAGCGAAGGAGAACATCGACTGAAACCCCATCTCCAAAGACTTGGCTATGGGATCGAACAGCAGCTTCTTTTTGATGATCGTTTCAAGGGCTTTACCCAGGTCATCACCGCGCTCGGCAGCCCGCGTGAAGATGTCAGCCAACTCTCTGGCTGAATCATTGAGCTGATCGGTTTCGTCCTTCGCTGCCTTGATGGCACGGGCCTGCTTTTCGATCGCATCCGCGCTGCCAACCGCACCGAATGCGCCTTCGTTGTACAACTCACTGATGCGCGCCAGCGTTTGCTCCAGCTTCTCAGCTGGTGTCATGCTGGCCTCAAAGTACCGCGCTGCCTCTTCTGCGTTTTTGCTGGCCAGCTTTTGCTGGTCATCAAGCGTCTGGAAAACTTGATTCCACGCGTCGTCAAGCTCTTTGGCCTGGTCAATTTGGCCAGCAAGGTCAAACGCCTTGCCCACGTCTTGGACGGACGCGCCCTTGTAGCGCCCCCGCTCGATGTCAGCCAGCAGCTTTTCAGACTCGGTCAAGTCCTTTGTCGTCTGGACTTTGCGGGTCAGTGCTTCGATCTCGCGTTCGATTTCTGAGGCGCGAGGGGCTGATGGCTTTTTGTCACTGGGACTTGATCCCGAGAAGTCCAGAACCTTTGGCTTAACTTGATCTGGGTTGACGTAGCCACGGCCGCCGCCTGCGTTCAACAAACCGGCAGCCCCTTTGGCCTCCTGAGAGATAGCGGCATAGGCAGCGCGCAACTCATCCAAGCGGGCCTTGTAGGCAGCGTTGTACGGCTCTTTCTTTAGTGCATCCTCAAAATCCTTGATCTGGGATGCAACTGTGCTGGCGTCTTTGTCCTGAAAAATCGCAAACATGCGATTAAAAACAGGCAACCAATCAGATGCAACGCTACGGGCCGCGCTGCTGATGTTGGCCTGAAGCTCAAACATCTGTTTGTTGAACTTCTCAGCCTCGGCGGCTTGTTCAGTCGTCACCTTGACGTTGAGCTGCCCTTGTTCAGCCAAGTCCTTCAGGAACGGCGCGGTTTCCTTGACGGACTTGCCGAACAACTCCTGCACCAGCCTGGCCTTGTTGCCATCGTCAGCAAAGCCAGACAGCGCTTCAGCCGTCTTTTGCAGTGCCTCAGCGGGGTCAAGGCGGCGCAGTTCCGTGGCATTGAGGCCGATGGCCTTCAGCGCCTGGCTGACGCCATTTTTGCTGTCTGCCTCTTTCAGCACTCCGTTGAACTTGACCAGGATGCTGGTCACGTCATCCAGGCTGGCACCAGTGCGCTTGGCTACGTCCTCCAGCCCGCTGATGTTCTCGATGCTCGACCCGGTCGCGTCGGCAGCATCGTTGAGCGCATCCAGTTGGTCAACAACGCCACGGAAGGCGGTGACCACGGTGCCGACCGACAGGCCAGCAAAGATGCCCGCGACCGCTGGCCCAACCTTGGCAAAAGCTGCCTCTACGCGGGCGGCCTGTTGCTCGGCAATGTGGCTGACTCGCCCCAAGTCCTTTTCGATGGACGCCATGCGGGCGTTGATGTCCACCGTGAGTGTGGCCAGTGCCATATCAATCCTCATCCAGGTTGCGATCGCGGATCGTCAAGAGGTCAAAAATCAGCGCCTCTACGTCCTGAATCCCCAGGACTTCGGCAACCAGTTCGATGCCGGCCCAATCGACCTTGGCTCCCAGCATGTTCCAGGCGCGGATCGACAGGCGGGATGCATCAGGTGGCGGCCCAGGCTCGAAGGGCTGGTCATGCGCTTCGAGCCAGGCCGTCAGTTTTTTGCGGCTTCACCCCGGGCGGCGGCGTGCTGCTGATAGCCATCAATCACCGCTTGGATGACTTGGCCCATCAACTGGGGGTCGTCCTCCAGCCATGCCTTTGCCACATCGATGTCAAACGGCAACGGGTGCGGGTCACCGCCATTGACGATGTGCCCTTCGGTGACCTTGTCCCAGCCATCGACAAAGTCCAGCAACCGGCGTGGGTGGATGTTGCCCTTGAGCTCGAACCATTCCAGATCGGTGGGGCGCCGCACGATGATGGTGAAATCACGTACGGCAACCGGGATCTGGCGAGCCTTCTTGATCTTGTCAATCAGGCTCATGATCAGGACGCGTAGTAGGTGGGAGAGCCGAACATCGTGATCACGATGGACGTGGTGACCAGGCCCTGCGCTTGGCCGCCAGGCATTAGAGACGCGCCAACGTAGCCAGCGAAGTACATCTTTTTGCCGCCGGTGCCAAACGTGAACGATAAGACGCGCAACGCTTGGGCATCCGATGCGGCCTTGCATGCGGCCTGACCGGCGTCGGTGATGTCCCAGATGTTGTCCATGGTGTAAGTTGCCGGGTTGGGCAACTTGGGCACCTGAGTGCGCTGGTTGGCATGGATTGTGGTGGTGTCCTCAAAGTCGAAATCACCGCCAGAACCGTTGATGCTGGTTGCCGTGGTGATCGACGTGCCCATCGTTACCTTGGCAGATGTGCCTGTCGAGAACGTGTCAAACAGCGTGGTGTCAACGCCTTCCAGTTGGTAGCTGTCAGTTGTGGCGCCAGCAACGCGCACAGCGCGGCCGTTGACTTGGTGCATACCTTGCACATCGAGATAGATGGTGTCGCCGTTGGTGTAACCGTGAGCGGTGGACGAGACCACACCAGGGTTCGATTTGCTGATGGCCGTGATCGTTTTGGTCGATGCGATCGCCGATTGCATGGCAATAGCCACGTTCTTCCAGAGTGTTGCGTTTGCCATGTTGGCCCTTTCAACGAAAAAGGCCCCTCAGGGCCCAGAAATGACAAAGCCCGCACATGGCGGGCTTGCTTTGAATGATGGGTAGTCAGGCTGTCAGCACTGTCACCGTGATAGTGAGGGTTGTGGCCACCAGCCCGGTGTCGGGGTCAAACCCCGCCTCACGGTTGGTGATCTGGTGCCCAGCTGTGCGCAAGGCAACCTCCATGGCCACGGCCACCTCATCGGCTTGCGTGCGGGTCTTGCCCCATACCGAGATGCCGAAGTCGACAAAGTCAACGAAGTGCTGCGATCCAATCGACACCACCGGCGTGGTGTTTGTCCTGGCAAAGACGATGGCCGGATAGCCGCAATCCTCAGGCAGCGCATCTGGGTAGATGCGGCTGGAGACAAGCGACGTCACGCCGGCCACGTTGAGCGCTGCGTACAGTTCGGTTTCAGCGGACACGGTTGTTCAACTTTTCGATCTGAGGGATGACCGTCTTCATGAAGACACCAATGGCCTGATTGCCATGCGATTCAGCCGCGGGCCTCAAGAATGGGCGAGCGCCCATCTTCTTGGTACCGAACTCAAGGAACCGCCAATAGAACGGATCGTTCTTGTTCTTGGCACCAGCACGGCCATACTTCTTGACCTGTGCTTTGCCAGCGATTGGGCGCACGTTGATGTAGACCCCTTCGTTACCAGCCTGCCTGGAGAACTTGGAGGCCCGCACCGTGATGCGCTTTTTGACCGTGCCGGTTGCGCGGTACGGCGTAGGAATCACCAGCACCGGCGCATTGGCTCTGGCTGCCTGCTGAATGACCTTGCCGGCGGCCCGCAGCGCGCCTCGGACAGCCTTGGTCCTGATCGACTTGGTCGCATTGGCCAGTGCGCGCTTGAGGTCATCAACACCCTCAAGCTTGACAACAAAATCAGATGGCATTGCGCACCCCTGTCGAGCACATCAACTCAAACTCATCGTCGTGCTCGATGCATTCGACAATGTCCATGGTCTTGCCCTTGGTCACGATCCGCATGTCACGGGTCAACGCCAGAGGCTTGAGCAACCGAACGCGGTAGTCGACACTGGACTGGCTTTGAGCCGCGGCGAAGAACTCACGCCCCCGAATTGGCTGCACAGACCCAAGCCGAGTCTTGAACTCGACCCATGAGACAACCTCTTCGCCAATGCCATTGCGCGCAATCGACTTTTGCTCAATCCGCACGGGTGTGTCCCGCTTGCCTGCCGGTGTCATAGGTAAAGCCTCACAGGGTCAAGCAGGCCAGCCAACAGGGGAGATAGCTCAAGTTTTGAGCCTGTGGCCTCAGGTGCCCGGAACCACGCACCGATCTGAGCAATCATCCAGCGCTTGACCGTGGCCGGCACAAGGGCTGCGCTTTGATACCCCGCAACGAAAACAACCTTGACGCGCGGACCAACTCGGTCACCCAGCACCGGCCAATAAGCAGTCGGCTCAACCTTCCACAACAGACCGTCCTGGTACAGCGAGTAGCCGGTGTCTGGGAATGTCTGGAAGGCCGCCCCATCCCAGTACTGAATCGCTGAGACAGACTGAACGGGTGCCCGGTTGATCTCCAAAACATCCGACCAGTCATCAAGCTCCAGCGTGATGGTTTGGGTCATCAGGCTTCGGCCCGTCTCATGCTCAGCCAGCTCGCGAGCCGACTGAATCAGCAGGTTAAGGTCTGAGTCAAAGGCCGTGATGTCGGCATCGATCCGAAGGCCTGCCTTGACCTCAGCAAGCGAGACTGGCTCGGTCGCTGGCGGTGTTGCGATGATGTAGGTCATTTTTTGTATTGGCGTTTGGCCGATGAATCACGTCCAGAAATTGCCAAGCAACCCATACCTCATGCCGAACTGTGTCTATAAACGACTGCGGCACGGGCATTGGCCGAAACACCTCCATCTGCTCAAAGCGGAGGTATTTGCGTCGCATTCAAAACCGCTCCTGCTGATCTTGGGTTTTGGTTGGCATGGGTTAGAACGGTAGGCGCAGCGAACCACTCCGCTGCAATGCTAGCGACCCGGTTGTATTTGCATGCAGCCCATCGCTCGTATACCCGCTGATCCACAATCCAGAGTCACGCGTAGTTTCAACAATGTCCGCAATTTCTAGCGTTCCTGCGAATACTTCATCACCTTTTCGGATGATCGCGTTATACGCAATGCGCAGCGGGTTCACTGTTGCGTCTGTAATGGTGTTACCAGCGTTTGCCATAGGCGCAACAGTGCAAACGTAGTAAGGCTTACCAATGAGCGCAGCCAATGATCGGTGCGCAGCAATGGTTTGCGCCGCCGTCTTGGAGTCTCGGAAATCGTTCACACCATAGTTACTGATGACGTGCGAACAATAGGCGGCAATCTGCTTGCGATACGTGAAGCGGGTCACAGCCTCATAGCAGCGCTCAGAAGATTGGGACAGCTTGATGCTTGGGTACTGCATGCCAAACGTCCGCTCAAGTTCACCAACCAAGCCAAAACCATCCGTCACAGTGTCAAGCTGTGTGTCGTTGTTGACGCGAGAGTCACCTAAGAAGGCTATAGATGGTTGAGTAGTAAGCGCCACAATGGCCTGCGGGCGGAATCCAGTTCCGGTATTCCCAATGTTCGTGAACTGCCCGGGCGTCATAGTCAGGTCAGCGGTAGTTGTCCCGAACGTGAATCCTTCGCCGCTGTAGGTTGTCGTCGCTTCAGTATCAAGCAGCCCGCCAAACTTGTTGTAGATGATGCCAACGGCGCTTGATCGCCAAACGCGCACGAAGAACACCGCGCCCTTCGGAATATCTACGTTGACAAAATCTGACTGGAACACCTCCAAATCAGCCGCCGATTTTGACGCGCTTCCGCCCCATTTGACTTGTGCAGCAATCGTGCCAGATGGGTACTCAATGGCAGCGGTGTATGTGGCCGCGCCTCCGCCAGTTTCAAGACGCGTTCCTTCAAAGTCCGTAAAGCCATTCCAGAACACCAAAGCCAAAGACTTTATTGAGACCATCGCGTTATGCCGCGACCGACTCATAAGCTCCTTGCTGGTTGTGTTGTTCTTGTTTTGGTGGCTGCAACGGCTTGCAACCTGTCCAACATAAGGCAATAGCGGACCAATACCAGTATTGGTCAACGCCGCCCGGCTCGCGTCGTCTAGCACCGTTTGGCCGGTGGATTGAAGTTTCTTTGCTACGATGGCCGCCCCACCAGAGCCACCATCTGTCGAATCCGTGTAGACGCGAGCAATCCCAGCAGAGACCAAACGAGATTCCTCGGCGGCTGCCAAGTTCTTGATCGACATGGCCTCATTGCCATTCCACTGAGCCAAAAACTGGATGGTCATTTCTTTCCGCCTTTCTTGGCTGGGGCTGCAGGCTTCTGCTCGGCCTTAGGTGGTTGCTGCACTGGCTCGGCTGCCTGGCCTTCGTCGTATTGCGCGCAGCGCGCCTCTTCGACAAAGTGCTTGGCCAGGTCGTCTGACAAGCGTGCTGTGTCGCCGGCGGCGAAGTTGCCAACAATCACGTTGTGGCCTGTGTGGGTGAAGATGATTTGTCGCATTGATTACCTCGTCACAGGCTCATCCCGTGAGCCTCTGACAAGGCCCCGTGAAGGGCCTTGCTTCAAACCGGTTAAGCCGGTGTCAGGTCGCCGTAGCGAACTGCAGCTGGCTTTTCAACAGCCAACATGCAGCGACGTTCGGCGCGGATGGTCACCAAGTTCTTGGTGAAGTTGTCCGAGTCGGATTCGGACATTTCGACCACGATGCCGTCGCGGTTGTAGAAGGTGGCGGCCTGATCCAGGTTCAGCACCAGGACGTTGTCTGCGGTGATCGCGTTGGACTCGACCACAGCGGTGCGCCACAGGCGTGGGGCGGAACCATCGTTGGGGTTGCCAACCAGGTAACGGCCTTGACTGTCTTTCAGCGTTTCGATGGTTGCCCAATCGGCTGGGTTCAGCAGGATCGCGTTGGCTGGGTACTCGTTGGCCGCCGCATCGCCCAAGATCGCGCGGATCAGGTCGATACGGGTGTAGCCAGCACCGAAGCGACTGGTCAAGCTCGCATTGGTATAGCCGTGGGCGGTGAAGTTGCCAGACTTAATGAAGCCGGACATGTTCGGTGCTGTACCGTTACCAGCAATGATCTGGTTTTCAACACGCAGGTTGACGCCGTAGACCATGCGGGCGTTGATGTACGCGGTCAAAGCTGCGTTGTCTTGTGCCAGCTGACGCGAGATCTTGATCCAATGGCCAACGGTTGCGACTGGCTCGGTCACCAACTGAGTGGTCACTGCCGATTCGCCCATTGCGCTGCCTTCAGCAGTTTCAGCGGCTGAGTTGGTGAAGGTGGCTTCACGCACGTAGTCCACTGCATTGGACGCGGTGGGCAGCGAGGCCAACAACGATTCCAGCGTCAGGTTACGGAAGGCACCGCCAACCACATCGGGGCGGCGATTGCTGAAGGTGTTGCCAACCGTATTGGTGACAGTGTTCTTCAGTTCGGCGCGGGCCTTCTGGGCACCGCCAGCCTTGAAGGCTTCAAACTGAGCGGTCTTGACGAACTGGGCGCCAATGGAGTCTTCACCCTTGGCGCCTTCGTTGCCTTCTTGACCACGCAGGGCGCCTTTTTGCTCCAGCCCCAACAGGCGGTCAGCAAATTCACGTTGCTGGTTGCCCAGGGTTTCCAGGGCCGACTTGGTGTCTGCTGACACTTTGCCCAGTGTGGAGATTTCGCCAGCGGCCTTTTCGTCCATGCTCTTCAGCTTGGACTCGATGCCCTCCAGGGCCTTCAGAATGATGTCTTGGCTCATGATTGCCTTTCAGAAATGAAAAAGCCACCCGAATGTGGCTGCTTGTTTGCGGAATGAGCGCTTAGCCCGAGATTCGCTGGATGCGATCAAGGATGGCTTTGGTCACCTCGTCTGCGTCATGTGCATCCCGCACACCCGGCAACAACTTGGCGCGGGCCGTGAACGCTTGCGCGGCCCCTTTGCTGAGACCGGCTGCATCCCGCAACAGGCACTCAAGATCTCGAATAGATTGACAGCCTTCAATGGCCTCAATGAAGTCCGCGCCCTTGACGCTGGTTGTGTCGATGCGGGCAGCCCCATCGGCAGGAAACACCACTGGCGAAACCTCGACCAGGTTGGACCACTTGCGAATCACGCGGCCAGTTTCGGTGGTGTCGTAGTCACCCAACTTGACGAACCCGCCAATCGACAAGCCGTCTAGCGTGCCGTGCTTCAGTGCCGCGTGCACGTCGTTGGCCTTGGAATGCCCAGGGGTCAATTCGCCCTTGACGAACAGCCCGTGGTCATCCTCTTTAGCGCTGGTCCACTTGCCAACCGGCATCGACCAGTCGTGCCCGTAGAACATCTTGGGCAGGCCGTTTTTTGTCAGGGTGTAGCCAAAAGCGCCCTTGACGATGGTGTCCCCATAGGAGTCAACGCCACCAAACACCGATGCATAGCCCTCGAAGGTGCCCGCATCGCCTGTCATTTTCAGAGCAACATCACTGAGCGACAGTGTTTTGCGAAGAAGCTGCATTACCGGCTCCAGGTTGCCTGCCCAAGATGTTCTACGGGCACGACTGGGCGGTGCCGGTTGGCAAGTGGGCCAGCGCTAAAGAGGATGACCAAGGGCCGTTCGGC